GCAAGGAACCAACGACCTTCTTCAGGAACATTCTGCTCGTCAAGAAGACGTGCCATGTGTGAAAGAACATCAATTGGATCGTGCTCGCCAGAAGCGTAGCCGATGTCAAGGTTACCAGTACCGTCGAAGGTGCCAGCTGCAAGGTCAGTTGCGCTGTCCGAACCAAGGATGTGGTTTGGAGCCGACGCAGGAACGCCTGCAAACATTTTAGCAATTACACCTGTGTCGAATGCGTCACGAAGTGCGTAAGCTGCTGAAGATGAAGCAACTTCCTTAAAGTTGACGTGAGACATTGAAGTTTCGATGTCGTCAACGATGAACTTGAATGCGTTCGCCGTATCAACAACAAGAGTTACTTCGTTGTCAGTCAGTGTAGTTGCAGTGATAGAACCACCACGCTCGTACTGATCGACAGTGATTACTGGCTCTTTGATGATCTTTACTGAATCACCATAAGCTGAGATCTCACCAGCATAATCAGTGTTAGTGATAGCTTCTGCAACAGATGCCTTACGGAAGAAGTTAAGTACCTTCTTGGAATAGATTTCTGGCATGAAGTTGTTGCCAGAGAAGTTGCTCCCGGACGACTGAGCAAAATATTGGTCCGCTGTATTACTAGCCATTGTATTGACTCCTTAAAAACAAAGTTATTTAATTACTCTGCCTTCTTTGGCCGCTTGATCAATCTCTTCTTCAAGTCGATCATACTCGTCCATAGATAAGGCAGCTATTTCCCGAGTTGTCCAAATTTTTGGCTGCTTAGTGTCTACAGTTGTAGTCTTTGTAGATACTAAACTTGCAGCGTCTTTTCTGGACACTTTTTGACTTGACTGAGCTTTAGGGCTTTCTAAACTCATGCCCCTTTCCATCTTATAGATATCTATAGCACGACTAGCTAAACTAACGTTGTCTGGGTTGTTGTAAATCCAACCTTGAATTTCTTCAGGCTGTTCTTTGGCCCAGTCATGAAACTCTTCATCGCCACGAATATCTTCAAAGTCAGGATGACGCTCTCGCAACTTAGTTTCAGCTTCACGTCGTGCGATCATTGCTTCTCGCTCTTCGATAGCCTGCATCTTTTGTTGAAGGGCTTGTACTTCTTTCTGGCTTCGTAGATGTGCAACAGACTCTACAGTTTCATACAAATCAGGATAATCAGTTCTAAATCGCTCCAGTTCTTCAGCTGATTTTGGCGGCTGATAAGCTGGTTGAGCAGACTGTGCTTGTGCTAGCAGTTCTTGCTCTTTTTGTTTAAACTCTGCAATCCTTTCATCGTAGTGTCGTTTTAGGTCGTCATACCTTTTCTTGTAGTTAGTTCCTTTTTGTTTTTGAGGGGCCGAACCTTCTTCGGTTAGGGTAGCCTCGTTGGAACCTTCTTCTTGAAAAAATAAACTATCTGCTGATCCTTTTGATGCTTCTGGCTCCTCGTGCCAAGATTTATTTGCATTGTATGGATTAGCTTGTGGTTCTTGTACTTCAGTCATGTCTTACTCCTTTTCGGGGCTTGTTTGTTTTCAAGGTGGCTAGAAGTAATTCTAGGGTCTTGAGATTACAAGGTGGCCTCAAGGTTATCGTTTATGATAAGGGGCTAAAAACTTCTTAGGTAGCCTTATCGTCGCATTAAGCTAGGAATGCGATTAGAATCAAGCATTTGTTCTTCGATCTGCTCATCACTCATAGCTTGGTCTGGCAAGTCAGCTTTCTCATCTTGTGTTGGATCGTTCATGATTCCACCAACTGCCTTATTTTGTCGTTCAGCTTGTTCTTCAGCGTCTTTCATCATTTTTTCTAGTTTTTCTACGCCAATAACATCTACTGCTTTTTTGGTGAATACAAACTCACCATCTGAAAGTCGTGCAGGAATATCGTCTGATGTGCCTGTTCCGGGACCATCAACTTCACCCGCACCTGTAAATTCTGCAGATGATAAAACAATCTTGTCAAACAATTCGCTAAGTCTGTCGTCAGATTCTAGTGCTTTGTTGACATACTTAATTTCATCATCTGATAGTGTTTCATCCATAACGTATGAAACGTAATCATCTTCCATTTCTCCATCAGGCTTCATGCCTTCAGCAGGAATTAACAATCCCATCATGCCGCCGTGGGCTTTCATTTCTCGTGGGCCAAGACGATCCAAAAAGTTTTGAAAATTACCAAAAATTTCATAGTCTTCTTGCTTGACATTACCTACAAACTCACGAAGCTCTTGGGGCTTTAATGATCCTGCATAATCATAAATATTCTTTTCGCTTCCAAAAAGCTCTAGCTGTTGCGCAGCTTCTTTTGGAGCCATGCCACGCATCATCTCAACCATATCATCTGCTGGTGCTTCTGCAAAACCTAGCTTGGCTTGATCTTCTTGCGGCAAGCGATCCATAAGCATTGAAAACTCATCGTCTTCTAGCTCATCAAAAAAGTTTGGATTAATGTCTAGCTCTTCTTGTACAGCATCAGACACTTTGCCTCTTTCAGCCATATCAAGCTTTGTAGCTTTTGCTTTTTTACCCAATACACGCTCTAACAGATCTACAACAATTTTACCTTTGCTGTATGGTTGTCGCTCTACTGGCATCATCAAAGAACCGCCTTCTGCAAAAACTTTGCGTCCTTTGAGGATGTCTGCTTGTGTGACTTTACCGTCACCTGTTAGGTCTGGGAACTTGCTAGTCATTGTTGAATTCCTTTGCGGCTTTTACTTGGGCTGGGAGTGATAGGAGGTTATCCAGAAAATTCACTCTCCCCTGCTTGCGGTACATTTCCTGTTCCGATGTTGCCACCACCAGTCCCTGTAGCTCCAAGTTCTTGCGGTGGTTGAGGTACTCCTTCAGGGCCTCCCATAACTCCGGATTGTTCGTCAGTGGGGACAGCCTCGCTGCCAGTTGCTTGTCCAACATTATTTTGCATTCCTATTATTTGTGCAGCAATTGCAGCCTCTTCTGGGTCGTTAAGAATCTCATCAGGATCAAGATCCAATGAGTAAGCCAACTCAGAAATAAGCTTAGACATTTTTACAAATGGAGCAATCGCTGGGTTTTGGGCTGTTTGCAAAAACATTGTTAATCGTTGACTTCGTACTTCTTTTTGCATTAAACTGTTTGTACCCATAGCTTTAATTTCTAAATCGCCTTGAGTATCAATGTCGCCTTCGAAGAACTGCATATTCCATTGAAAGTATGACTGTCCTAGTGGCTTAAGTAAAAAGTCATCTAAGTTTTTTACAACCGTTTTAATATTAAGTGACGCTGCGCCAAGCAACATTGACATTCCTGAGGCTGTTCGCGTCATGCTTTGCACACCTGTCTGTCCGTGTGAGTAGCTAGGAATGCCTGTTTGCTCGTCTGCAAGTTGTCGGAACTTGTCAAACATCATCATATTTTCTTGTGATGTGTTTGGAAACTTTAATCCATGAATGCTTTGACCCGGAACACCTGCTTGTCGTCGGAAAATTTTGCCGGGGTATACTTCCATGCTTTGACCACCAGCAAGCATAGATTCATCTACTTCGAATACTAAACTTCCAGACAATGCTAAGTTATCAATAGCCATACGTGCATGACCATTCATAACCTGCTGACTATCATTCATGTTTTCTGCAATACCGATACCAAAGAAACTGTATGGGTTTCGCTCATACGGGAAAGCATGATATGGTATGCGCATAGGCGTAAATGGATTGACTACTGCACGAAGCACAAGGCCGTTACAAACCCAAGCATTGATTTGTATTTCAGCTAGGTCATCAACGTCGTCGCCAACATCCATTCCTATTTCACGGGCGTATTCTGCATCCATTACGCCCCAATACTCTAGCACTTCATACTGACCACTGCCATACTCATCTGAGCGCTGATCATCTTTTAGCTCATGCTCGTAGTCACGTTCAGTATAGTTTGGTCCTAAAGCTAATACTTCACGAATAGCATCTTCATTAAAGTACGGTAGCTTAGTTAGTCCTCGAACTTGAGACTTGTTTAGCTTGTGGCGGTGAAGGACATACTCACATTCGTCTAGGCTAGTAGCGCTAGGATCAGGGAAAAAGTCCCAAATAGAAACAAACTCAATGCGAGGTACTCTAACAAATAACGGGTTATATTCACGTTCTCCTGTTTCTTCGCTGTTTTCCCAGCGATGTAAAGTTTTATTGTAATTGAATGGGCCTTTGATGATTCCTGTGCCAAATAGACATGACTCAAAGATTGCATTGCGAAGTTCGCTTGAGCCATTAGACTCATCAATCTGATCGTGAATTAACTTCTCCATATTACGTGCTGCTTGTTTAGCTGGAGAAATTTCTAAGACTTGAGGGTCTGGGCTAGGGCCATTCTCAAAATCATCAATGTTTTCTTCAATGGCTTCTTCTAAAAACTTTGAAGCTCTGTACGTAGCTCCGGGCTTTAGGACTTTGCCGTCGCCCTCAAAGCCTACATCAAATGGATTCTCTTCTTTGCTCTGTGCGCCTGTAGGTGTAGCTGCACTCGTTTCAATTCCCGGCGCTGATTGGTTTGCAAGGTGCATATATTCTGCAACACCTTCGGGAATAATGGTGGGGCTAACACCAATTGGGAACTTCCCTGTTCCAAAGATAACATCAATCAGCTGTCCATACGCTGCCAATACTTTAGTCTTTGTAATTTTAATAAAGACTCTAGACTTTTCACTTTCACGAAAAGGAACGCCCTTTGCGTACACACCACGAAAGTTATGATAGGCGTTTATCCATCGGTCTTCATCATATTCACGCGCTTGTTCGGCGCTAATAAAACGAGCTTCGATAAGCCCTGCAAGATTAGATTTGAGGCTTTCGTCTAACTCAACATTGAGACCGTCTTCATTTTCAACTTCTGTGAAATAAATATTGTCTGCGTTGTCTAAGATGTCATCATTCATATATTAGTAACCAAACGTTGAGTCGAAAGGCTGAAAGTGTTGTTCACGCTGTAATGAACGTATTTGACTCATTGGGTCATTTATTCGTGGCCTAGACATAATCAAGTATCGTAATGCGTCGTAGGCGTGATCCGAAGCGTGTGTGTCAACATCCTCAGGATTATTTCTATCAAGCGGAATGCTTTGTAGTTCACGAATCAGATTGGGACAAGTGTTAAATATCTGCATTCGTGGCCTGCCAGACGGTTGAACTTTTAAATGTTCATGTATCTGTATTTTTCCTGCAACACGATTTTTATCTGCAGGACGTAATTTGTGTCCACCCTGTATTAGAGTTTCTGCAACTGTCGGGCCAGTAGTTCCTGTGCGTGACCAACACGCTGTATCTAATACGCCTCTGACAGAAGTTGGATCATTTAGTTCCATATTAGTAAGCATTTCTGCTAACTCTGTAGCTAAAAGACCCTTTCTATATAACTCTCTATATATAATCAGCGTTCCGTCTGTAGGGTCAAGTGCGGCCCAAACGCAAGCTGATTCTGATGCATAACCATAGTCAAGCCCTTTGGTTCGTTCCCAGTGTAGTGGGATTTCAAACGGCTCAACAACATGGAGATGCCTGTCAAACTCTGTAAATGCTGCGCCTTCTGCAATTTCCCAGTTACCTTCGAGTAGTTGTTTGCGCTGGGTAGGCGGCAAGCTTTTTAGCATTTGTTCGTATCGACCATCTTGGGCCAGATACGGATTATCATTCAGTCGTGCTGGAATGAACTTACGTGTAATGCCATCATCACCCATGAAAGACTCGTTGGGTGGTGCTGGCGATATGTACCTTTTTTTAACCCATTGTGCACCAGAACCACCGGGGTTTGCTGTGCAACGCATGTAAGGTACGATCTCACTGTCGGTTGTACGCAATCGTGAAGCTAAGTAATTCCAAGAAAATTCGGTTGGGAGATGGGTAATTTCGTCAAAACCTATCCAACTGTATGCTTGTCCTTGATAACGATATACGTCTGCATCTCGTTCTAAGAAACCGAATTCAACTTTTGCACCGCTTGGAAAATTCCAAAGTTTTTCTACTTCACGGTATCTACAACCGGGGAAGGCTTTAGGGTAGAGTTCACGAGATTTGTCGATGAGTTCGCGTAACTCTGGCATAGAACGCCGCAGGATTAATGCTCTATGCGCTGCCCTGTGAGCAAAGCGAAGTGGATCAACCAACATCGCATAGCTTTTGCCTCCACCAGCCGCACCGCCGTACAATACATCTGTTTCACCCGCAGCCAAGAAATCAGTTTGTGGTCCCTCGTTGGGACTAAATATAACATTCTCTTTTAACTCTGCTTTGAGTGATGAGGATGCTTTTTCTACAAACGTTTCTTCGACAACTTTACTTTTGTTGTTGTCTTCTAACAAGTCTAGGGCTTTTTCGGTATTCTCAACAGATTTTTGGTATCGTGAGATAGCGGAACGTGCCTGCGCTATTTTTTTCTTTTTTACTCTTACTTTTTTTGAAGCTTCTTGTTTTGCTTTAGTTCTTGAGTGATAGTTGTATCCCCTACCCTTTGAGCCTTTTGGCCTTCCGGGTTTTTTCTTGGGGGTGCCATCAGCTTTTAGTTTAAAAGTACCGTCTTCATTTTGTAAGTAGTTTTGTGGGTTTAGATCCCAATCGTTTTTATCCATCTTTGTTTACTATCTTTTGTAAACCTTGATGAGAAATAGAACGACCAGTCTCATGGGTCAACCACAATGCACCCTCGCGTAAAGACAAAGATCGTGATTTAATCATCGGTAGAATCTTGTTTAAGGCTTCAAGTTCGCTTGTGATCTCTTCGATGTGTTCAGGATCATTATCTATTAATTTGTAGCCAAATGGTATAGTGCTGCTAGTCCGTCTCTTCATATTCTGCGTCCTCAAT